ATTGTTGAAATTGCTTATGCTGGAATGAAGGCATCAGGTGAAAAAGTCACAAAAGATTTTATTATTGATGCAATTGATGATGACATGGGATTGATTAGTGTATTCACTGAAGCAATGCAAAATGATTTAAGTGCATTGGGTAATTTAAAGGTTGAAGCAAAAAAGTAAAATTGCCATTGAAAAATTTCATAAGGGGGTTTGTGTTGGGTACGTTAAAACAAACTCCTTTGTGTTTGGAAAGTTATTCAATGGTAGATGTGTGGGATGCGTACGTTGGAAATCGTTTGAATGAAAATATAAATTCAAGATCATTGTGGGAAACTGCAAGATTGATTTCATATGTAACGTTAAAATCACAAGGACAAAAAACAATGAAACGACCACAAGATTTGATGAAGTTTGAATGGGAAGAGCAAAGTGGTAAAAAAGGAACAAAATCAAATCCATACACAAAAACAGAAATTGAACAACTTAAAAAACTAAAACCAAACTGGTTCAATTAAAATGGCAAAAAAGACTATAAACATACGTGCTGGATTTGACTTAAAAGCATTTAGCACATCAAGTCAAAATTTAGCAAGACAACTGCGTTCTTCAGGTAAAAAAATGCAGTCAATAGGGCGTTCAATGTCAATGTCATTGACTGCACCAATTGTTGCACTTGGTGGACTTGCAGTCAAAACATTTGCTGATTTTCAACAATCAATGGCAAAAGTTCAAGCAATTAGTGGTGCAACTGGGGATGAATTGAAAAACTTGACTAATCTTGCAAAGCAGCTTGGTATAACAACAAGATTTTCAGCAACTGAAGTTTCAGATTTAATGTTGAATTATTCAAAACTTGGTTTTAGTTCTGAACAAATTGAAAAAATAACTGGTGCAACATTAAACCTTGCACTTGCAACTGGTGAAGATTTAGCACAATCTGCCGAAGTGGCTGGTTCTACTTTGAGAGCATTTGGATTAGAGGCGGATCAAATGAAGCATTTGACTGATGTCATGGCACTTTCATTTTCAAAATCTGCTCTTGATTTAGGTAGATTCCAAGATTCAATGAAATTTGTTGCACCAGTTGCAAAATCTGCAAACATATCACTTGAAGAAACAACTTCAATGTTGTCAGTATTGGCAAACAACGGAATAAAAGGTTCACAAGCTGGTACGGCATTAAGGCGTGTTATTTCAGAACTTGGTGCAACTGGTAAACCAACATCTCAAGCATTAAAAGAATTGGCATCAACTGGTTTAAACCTTGCAGATGCAAAGGATGAAGTTGGAAGGTCTGCACAATCTGCCTTGCTTGTTTTAGCTGAACACGTTGATGAAATTGAACCATTAACAAAAGCGTATAAAGACGCAATTAATCCAGCACAACAAATGGCTGACATAATGGATCAAACACTTGAAGGTGCAATGATGCGTTTAAAATCAGCAACACAAGGACTTGCAATTGAATTTGGTGAGGTTATGGCTCCAGCAATTGGAGATGCTGCTGATTTTTTAGGTGGATTAGCTTTAATGTTTGCAAACATCAATCCAAATATTAAAAAGGTGATTGTTGTTGTTGGTGGTTTATTGGCGGTCATTGGTCCATTGATTTTGGCGGTTGGTGGTTTGACAACTGCATTTGCATTTTTAGCAGCCAATCCAATCATTTTGATAATAACTGGAATCATTGTTGCCATTGGTGGATTAGTTGCAATTATATTATATGTAAGAGATAATTTTGAAGCGTTTGCAGACTTCTTTTATAATTTATGGGTAAGAATTGCAAATTCAGTTATTGATTCAATCAAAGGTATTGCGATTGGTTTATCAAAATTTGCTGGTTTGTTTGGTGTTGATCTTGGTGTTGATGCTTTCTTTGATAAGTTTAAACTAAAACCACGTGAAGCAAAAAAGGAAATTAAGTCATTTGGTGAAACATTAAAGAAAGTAAAAGAACAAGTTTCAGCGTTTACCCTTGCAGATAAAGATGACAAAAAAACTGGAACAACTACTGGTGGAACAACTACTGGAAAAACAAAATCAACTGCAATTGCAATACAAGCACCACCGCAAAAAGGTATTGAAAATGTCACTAAACAAATAAGTGAACAAGCAAATAAAGCAATTGAACCAGTTAAAATAAAAATTGAACCATTAACAAATCAAGAATTGGGTATTGTTACTCAAGCACAAAGAATTGGTGAAAAGATGGGTGAGTCATTAAGTAGTGGTTTGAAGTCACTTGCAACTGAAGGGCTTGTTTCATTTGGAAACTTTTTGGGAAATGTCATTAGTGGTGGTGATGTTACAATGAAAGATTTTGGGCGTGGGTTACTTGATTCAATTGGCAAGTTTATGACTCAATTTGGTGAAGCAATGATTTCAATGGGTATTGCACAAGCATTATTAAAAGCATCAATAAAATCAATGAATCCAGCACTTGCAATTGTTGGTGGTGTTGCATTGGTTGCAGCTGGTGCAGCAATTTCAAACTTGAGTAAAAAAGGTATTGACACTGGTGGCGGTGGAACTGCACCTATGGCAGCTCCAATGGGCGGTGGAATGGGTGCAATGAATACACAACCAATTGCATTGGAAACAAAAATATCAGGTCGTGATTTGATACTTGTTCAAAATAGAGAAAAAGGATTTACAAGATAATAAATGAGTGGTGTTATATTTAGTAGTGAGTTAAGGTCAGACAATAACACACGATATAAGGTTGAATTGTTTGGTGATGATTACAATGGTTTGCCAAAAGTTGAAATAATTGGTGGAACTGGAAACACATTTTACATCAATAAAGATTGGCGAGATTTTCTTCAAGTTGGTCAAGATTTATTTTTGTACACAAGTTCATCAACACAATCAGCAAATGTAACTGGTATTTTTTCAAACGGAATAACTACACAAATTACAACGGACCAAAGTTATTCAGCGACATACACACACATCGGTTCATCTGATATTGTTGCAAATCAATACAAACCAACATTTTCACCAAGATTGGTTGACTTAAAAACGGAATGGAAAGGTGAAGGTGATGAAATACTTGGAGCAATAAAGTCATCAAGCACATCAGTCACATTCTCAAATAATGATCGTTATTTTGATAGGTTCTTTGAACAATACCAAATCACACAAGATAACAAACTAAAATTATTGGTGTATAGATACACAACGGATTGGGAACTTGATTGGGCTGGTATCATTGTAATGGACCTTGTTCAATGGTCTAATATAGATAAACCAAGACCATATACATTCAAAGCCATTGATGGACTTGATGCACTTAAAAAATATGAGTACACACAAGAAACATTGTCAGTAAATAAAATTATTGATAACGTTTTTGACATACTTGACATTCTTGGACTTAAACAATTTTGGAGTGCATCAGATGCTTACATTCGTGAATCAATTGAATATTCATCACGTGTACTTGAGGCAACAACGACAACAAATGATTCACCTTTGGATTATACATATATTCCTGACAATATGTTTATCGGTGACACGAACGAAAATCCAACACAATACATATCGTATTATGATGCACTGAAAGGATTAATGGATTTGTTTAGTTGTCGGATATTTCATGCAGATGGTGTGTATTGGATTCAGCAAGTAAGAAATTTTGATGCAAGTTCAATCAAGTATCGTGAATACTTGAAAGATGGAACTTATACTGATGACACATATTCACATCAAAAGTCAGTTGGTAATTCAGGAAGTGAGAATTTAAGAATTTTAGCTGGTGGCACATTTGGGTATTTTGCTGGTGCGTATCGTACACGTATTGAAGCAAAGCAACACATTGAGGGTAAACTTGAGATTGATGATGTAATTTTAAAAAGTCAAAAACCATTTTTATTTGAAGGTGTTGTTGTGAGAAGTAAAAATATTGGTAACATAACTGGACAAGGTCAAGCTAATATTCGTATAAGAATGAGAGTAAAAACTGCATTTGGTCAAGATAGCAACACAAATGCAAATTTTTCATGCAAAATTGATTTACAACTTTTTAGCAATAGTCGCTACATTAAAGGTGTTGGAAATGAACCACAACTTGAAGGGAAATGGTATAATGACAACAATTCAACAAATCGAAAATGGACTAAAATTGTA